CAGCGCCGTAATGCGTGGGTATTCGGCCAAATCTTCGGGGCTGGGATATCCCAGCCAGCCGCCGTCCAACCACCCGCCCTCGAGCCAGCCTGAGATAGGGCCGATGGGCTGAAATGACTCCTCAAAGATCAAAGTTGAGTAAGCGTCTGAGTAAGCCCGGATGAAGACATCTGTATCGGGCTTGAAATTAAACTCGACCAGGCCCAGGCCTTCTGCGTTTTGTAGATCGGCGAATTGGATGCGAATGATTACATTGCCTGTGCCGCTTGATTTCCAGGCTTGGCGGCGAATGGTGGTTTGCAGATTTTCGACAGGCCAACCGGATTTTTCGCAGTCCACAGGCACAGTTGTAAGCACTGCATCATCAAAAGCGTAGTTAAACAGGCACGCAAACTCACTCATGCGAACAACCCCATGCGCACTCTATTACGAGTGTAATCCTCATCCATCCTTACGATTCTTTGATTTCCTGATAGCCCAAATCTTGACCACTCCAGGGAAACCTGCCCGGCAAGATCGGCTACAAAAGGCTCTATTTTCGCGGCTATATTGCAAATCCGGCGACGGACAGAGAATAAATCCCACTGTCTGTCGCGGACGGTGTTTGCATCAACTGATGAAGTTAAACAAGTCTCTCGCTCACCCGCCTGGGCAGATGGGTTGAGATCAAGAATAGATGAGTCCTGGCGGGAGACAGAAGCGTATGTGGGTGGTGTGCCGGTTGCCGTGATGTACTTAATCGAAAGCTTATAATATTGCTTTTGCCAGCTCTTGCCCTCGAACTCCAGCAGCTCGTTATCATCGGCCAAAGTAAGATCCGGAGTGTCCGTCGGATTCGGAGCTTCGAAAGTTGAGATCACAAACCGGCCTTGCCGATCCATGCCGTACCAGCAAGCGATCGGCGAAAGGAGCTTATCTAATATAGTAGAGACCGCATCATTATTGGAGTGGACCCAGACCGCAAAACTGTTATCAGCCGCCCATGCATCCCAGGCAGCCTGATCTTTTGTCGAGATTCCGGCTACATCTAAACAAGACTGGACCACAGTTGGCAAAGTGCCCGAGTAATCACCTTCCGGGAGCTTGTTTGTAAAAAATGCGGCTTGCCGATCCTGTACCGGAACAACGATGGTTTGATCATAAAAAACAGGTGAATCCATCACGCCGGTGAGCACGGTCCGGAACTCGGAAAAGGGCAACTCATCAAAACCTTGTTTGATGATAATTTGTTGCCCTGCCCAGTAATAATCGCTTATGAGGGCGTCCAGGCCGCCGTCTGTGGCCTTTAGTTCGGCCCTTCCATAACCGAGCATAGTCTGACCAAAAAACGGCTCTTGGATGCTCCTTGTAAACTGAGGCACGCCCGCCAAACGAGGCTCGAAAAATGTATCCGTGAGGTCCGGCCTGATGCCGGCACCGGTGCAAACGGCCAGGTTATAGTATTCCAATCCGCCGCCGGCAGCGGGACGCGCAGGGAACATCTCTGCTGTATAAATCTTTTGGCTGGATTGCCGCTGTATGAGTTGTTCCCAGGTTGCCATTTTATCCCCTGAAACTCGCGATTCCTTCGGAGAACAACACTATCTCGCCGTTTTTCGACGCCTCTTTCAGGCCCTGCTTGATGCTGTCCAGAATCGCGGGCTGTGCATCTTTTGCGAGCTGCTTTGCATCTGCCGCATGACTTTCGATCAAAGGGCCATTGGCTTTGATCGAAACGTTGATGTTTTTGGCAGATGAAGACTGCTGCTGCCTGGAAGGCGTGGGCACGACATAAGACTGTATCTTGCTGCTGATCTCGCCGGTTGAAACAAAGTTGGTCTTGACAGTTGAGCTGATTTCGGTGGGGATGGCAAAGAGTGATCCAGCTAGGTTAATAGCGGCTGTCGCTGTGTCGTCCATCTGCATACGTGCCGCTTCCCAGGCTGCATTCATGCGGTTTTCGACCGCCTCTGACACCCGCACCACTTCGGCCGAGGTGGCGGCCATGTACTGCCCCAACTGCCCGCTTGTCATCTTGGCCACGTCAAAAGAGTCTGCCAGGGCGCGCATCTGCTGAGCCGTGGTTTCGCCCGCTCGGACCGCTTGTTCGAGCTGGGCTGAGATGCTGTGTTGCATTGCCTCGCCAAACTGATCTGCGGTTATCTGTCCGGCGCGCAACTGGGTATTCAGGCGGGTGATCTCGGCATAGAGAGTCTGGGTCCGCTGATCCGTCAAGCCCATAGACTCGACCAGGTTATACATGGTGTTGGCCAGATTAGAGATGGCAAGCTCGTTGTGGCCGTATTCATCCGTGGCTAACTTGAATCGCTGTGTGGCTCTTTCGACCTCGTTGTCAAGATGCTTTGTCGCTTGGGCGGCCTCGGCCATTGCCGCTCCTATTGGGTCCAGGGCGTCGATCATGGCGTCAATCTCGCCCTGTGCCAGGCCTGCGCGATCAGCCAAGAGTTCCATTTCCCAAGCGGCATCTCTGATGTTATTCAAGAATCCATCAACAAACAGGCCGTTTTTAAGCTGGCGCTGGTAAGCTGTGGTTGCCCGCTGTAAATACTCAAAGTCATGGATGATGTATTGAAGCGCGGACTCCGGAGTATGCCCGCCGTCTGAGCCGAACAGGATCTGGCCGACGGCGCCGATTGGACCGGTTTCGATTACGCCGGTGAGTGCGAGCAACTCGGCAAAGGCAATCGCGCCGCCGGCAGCGGCAAGGGCTCCCATGCTTATACCGGCCGCCGCGCTTTCGCCCGCCGCCGCAACCGAGCCCAACTCACTTGCAGCAACGCCCACGCCCTCGTTAAACACTGCCAGTGAGCCTGAATACCCGGCTATGGCATCGGCCATTGCAGCTCCAGTCGCTCCGAACTCTGCTAATGCCGTGCTGCCGAGTTGCACCGCGCCGGTAAGTCCACCGGCGCCAAGCACCGTGGGCAAGTTGCTTATAGTTGAACTGAGGCTCCCGAGCCCGACCGAGAGGCCGGCCACCTCGGTTGCCGTGCCGGAGATCTGGCCGCTCAAGCCCCCGAAAAGGTTATCGAGGCTGAAGCCCGAAAAGCCCTGGCCGGTGAAAAGACCAAGGATGCCGGACGTTGCCCACTGGGCGATCATGTCGGCGATCAAGCGAATCCAAGAATCAAGGATTGATTGGCATGCATTATCGAACGCATCTGTAATACCGTCCCAGCCGTCATTGATGCCCGCGACCACAATGTCGCTCATGCCGTCGTTGATACCATTAAATGTAAGGTTCCAACCTTCGTAGAGGAACTCCTGAAGCGACTGCTGATCACTTAGAATTTCGTGGGCCGCGACATCAAAGCCGCTCACCAAATTGGCCATCAATAAATTGTGCAGGCGGTAGATATGGTCTTCGGTGAGCGATTGCCGCTCGCGGATAAAATCACTGTAAGACTGGGTGATGAGCTGCTGAGCAATGCGCTCATCAGCTACATTCTGCTTGATGTAAGCTACGCGCTTCCGCAGCCACTCTTGAGTGCGCCCGTCTTGCGCTAAAAGGGACTGCCAATAATCCCTTTCCCTTTGCTGCTCAAAGGCGGCAAGCTTGCGTGTCATCTCATCTTCAGATCGGCCGGCAAGCGCCATCTGCTCGGAGTATTTATTATAGAGTGCGATGGTTTCGGCATTGTAAATGGCCTTGGCCTTGGCCAAGCCCTCTTCCCGCTGTTCCAACTCAAACCGGGCGACTGAATGGGCGGCATCGATGCGCTCTTTTGCTGCCTGGGCTGCGAGCTGGTTTTCGTGTTTATGTAGTTCAAGTATGGCTTTTTGTTGTTTTGTGAGCTCGGTTGAAGTGGCGGCGGTTACCAACTTTTCTTTTTTGACGATTTTTTTGGCTTTATCATCGTATGCTTTTGCACTTTTGAGAGCCGCATCAATCTGAGCATTGGCAGTGCTCCCAGCCATTGTCGTGAGCTGAACAGTTGTATCTTTGTACGCATTTACAATTAATTTTTGGGCCTCAATCGCGGCCTGTGCTTTAGCCTGGGCAGCGGCATAAACCTCGGCGACAACTAAGTCATGACCAATGCCGCTACCAATGCTGTTCGCGATATCGGTATTGTTTGCAATGGCCAGTTGGCTGGTAACGTCTGAGTTTTCAATATACTCAATGACAGCCACAATGCCGTCATAGACAGCCGCGATCGCCTTGGCAATGCCGCTTACAACTTCCCAGGCTTTCGCGCCTGTTGCTTGAATCTCACCGAAAAATTCGCCGATATCCTGCTCAAGCAGGTCGCCGTTTGCGTCGTACCATGATTTGATGCTTTTGATCAGATCGGTGATCCAGCGGACCACGCTTCCCACATAATCATCAATTTTCTGGTCTATAAGCTGTTTATTGGCTTGGTACCACTCCACCATCCATTCGACTGCCTCGGTCAAGGGCGGTAAAAAGTGATTGCCGATCTCAACCGCCACATCCTTGATGACCTGCCAGAAGCGGCTTAATTGATGGTTAAGAGTGCGCGTGACCTTGTCGTAAGCCGCTTGAGTCTGGCCGGCGGCTTTTGTAGTGCGAGCCAAATTTAACCGGTAGTCGTCTTGCTGCGCGATCAGAACATTAGCCGCCTTCATTGCATTGATTTCGGAAAACAACGCCAGCTTTTGACTATCTGTTGCCTTGGAAAGAACGCCAAGCGTTTTGCTTAGGTTATTACCCTGGATAAGACTTTTATTCCAAGCCGCGCCAGCTAATGAGGTCCCGGCGCTTAAGTCTTTCCAGGCCTGAATGGCCTTTGGCGACTCACGCTTAAAGGCGACAATTAGCTGATTAATCGCAGTTACACTTTCTGAAGTGCTGATGCCGGCTTTGGTGACAGTCGCGAGCATGGCCCCGAGCTGATCAAGCTGAATACCGGATGCGGCTGCCTCCGGCGCTACCTGGCCAATGGAAGACGCCAACTCGGCAAACGTAGTCTTGCCGCTCGCCACCGTGGCAAAAGCAATATCAGATACCTTTCCGGCATCCTCGGCTTGCATCCCATACGCATTAAGCGCACTTGTGATAAAGTCCACGCTCGTGGCAGTATCTGTTATGCCCGCCTTTGCGGCTTTAGTCGCAATCGTGAGCACATCCATCGCCTTCGCCGGGGGGATGGATGCACTCAAGATGTCATACAAGCCCTTACTTAAAGTGGCTGTGCTCTCGCCCATCTCAACGCTAAGAGCGCGCATGCCGATTGAATAGGACTGCATTAAGGCATTGTATTTTTTAGTGCCGAGGCTGGCGGTGTCAAGCATGGTCGACACAACCGCAAGCTGGGACTGGAACGATGCGGCGGCGGCGATTGAGCCGGTAAAGATTCCGATCAGGACAGTGAGCGCGCCGGCTAAAACTTTAAGCTGAAGCGGCACACGCGAGGCTGATTCGCGCATCTTGCCGAACCTGCCGGTGCTCTTCTGGGCAGACTTGCCGAGCTTGTCAACTTTGCCGTCGACCAAATCAATGGATTTCACTCCCTCGGTCCCGACTTTTATTTTAAGCTCGTATGTATCGCCGCTTTTTGCCACTGCTTAATATTGCTCACTTGTTCCAAGATTTCAGTAACGAGTCCGAGGTCAATCCAGGTTTCGAGGTCGAAATCATCCTGCCCGAACGGATAGCCCGCTTTTTTAAGTCTGTGCAGCATAAGTAAATGATCAACATACGGACTGACATCTTCCGGCCTCTTTGATTTGCATTTTGCGCAAGCCCACGCGAGATGGGCTGGGTCTGGAAACTCTTCTCGGCACTTTGCCCGGCGCTCATCGGTGCATGGGTCCAGCGCCAGGCCAAGCACATCATCAACTAGTTTGGGTAGTCTTCGTCCTCCTCGTCGTCATCGTCGGCTTCGTCGTCGCTGACGCCCGAGAATAAGATGTTACCCAGATACTCAAACATGTTGGGCAGGGCTTTTCCAAGCAGGCTGCGCCAGTCTTCCCGGTATCCGGGATCATTTTGCTCGCAGCTAAGCGGCACAAGCTTGTCGTCGATTTCAAGATGAACTCTCGTATCCGGATCAGAGTCGGGCCAGCGAAAACGCTTTAAAAGCGGCAGGACTTTTTGTCGGGCAAGCTTCTGGCTCATCTCGACGATATTGCCCTTTTTCTTGACCTTAAGCTTCTTGTTGAAAGCAATGCGTTCTGCATTGGTCGGCAGGCGGTAAAAGACCTCAAGCTCAACTCCACTGCCGCTGTCTGTGAGCACCTTGCTGAATTCTTTTTTCTGGCCAATGATCAGTTGCACTTCGCCCATTTGGTAACCCCTTTCTTAGGCTGCGTAGCCCGCAACCTTATTCCGAATTTTGACAATGACCGAGCCATGAACCGGGTGAGCCTTGACTTCCAGCTCCAGTCCCTCTTTGAGCTTCTGCCCGTCGACCGAGGGAGCAGCGTTGCCCAAGGCAACGCGCGGGAAAATGATCTCCCACCAATAGGTCTGCCCAGTCTCATACTCCGGCCCTTCGCCGCTGACTCTGATAGCCATGTACTCGGCCTCGATGCTGTCTTTGTTTTCCATCATGGCTTGATAGATGGCATCGGCAAGGCGACGGTCAACCCGGATTGTCTGGGTCCGCTCTCCGCGCTCAAGCACACCGGCGGCATCCTTTGTCTTGGCGGTGCGTTTGGCGTCAACTGCGTTGTTGTAACTCCATTCAAAGGAGTCCACCTCATCACCAAGGGCGCGGCCACCGCTGAAGCTGGTGCCGTTGTAATCGCCGCCCACGACCAGGTCGAGCTGGTCGCAACGCATGGGAGGCTCGGACACTGCGGCTTGATTGATCGGCAGCCAGCCGTATTGAACAATCTTGTAGGTGTCGGCGCTGCGGACGCCCGCCGAATAGAGATCTCCTTCGGCGGTAATGGTCGTTGCTGTGTTGGCCGAGATCGGCCAGAACAGGCCGCTTTCCGCCGTGCCGGAAGTCATGACAACATAGCGCCCGACATGTTCGCCCTCAACCATCGTGGCGGCGGTGTCTGTGAGTGTGGAAAGCTGGTTGGCGTAGTCAAAAGTCGGGTCTGCCGTGGCAGATCCGCTGTCAAGGCTTGCCGACTCAGTCGGCACATAGAGCACCTCAAAGGTACCGGCGTCTGCCCCAGCAGTCGGCGGGTTGATTGTGATCTCGGCCGGAGTGGCTGCGCTTACAGCAGTTGCAAACACGTCGACCCAGCCGCCGCCCGCCGTGGCTTTAAATCGCACCTGGTGGATGCTGTCTAAACGAGCGGCTGCGGTGGAGCCTTCGACCCCGTTTGCCGCGAGTGCAATGCTCGCGGCATTGCCCATGCCGCTGATCTGCTCGGAGACGATATTAAGCTGGGTCTTGCCAGTGCCCTTGAGCTGGCCCCTTGCTTTAACCCAGTCATCAGAGGCGAAACTTAAGGTAAAGCTGTCAACCGCCAGGCTGGCGAAAAGCCGTTTAAAAATGCTGCCCCCGAGTTGCTGCACCCCAGTAAATGTGGGCAGATCCCGGCGCGCATCAAGGCTTGTGTTGATCGGTGTGAGTGTGTGCAGATACCCGGTTCCGGCGGCCTCGGTTGAGCAATTCCCCATACCGTAAGCGGCCAGAAAAGCCAAGTGCTGAGGCTGCATTTTTTCGAAGTTAATTGCGCCTTCTGCCGTGCCGCCCAACTTGTAAGTCCTCTGGCTCTCGGCAGGACCTCCGGCCAAAAGGCCCTCGGCCTCGGACCTGGTCCCACTGCCCAAAATGTCGCCCAGCTCAACCAAAAACAAAGTATCAGGCGGCCTGGGCTCGTTAAGTTGCCGCTCTTTATTCCCGGCAGAGACGACCAGCTTGTTATGATATGCGTGTCGCGCCCTCATTTTCAGCCCTCCAATTCGTAGCTAAAGTTCAAACCCAGGCGCATGGCCGCGCGGGCTTTAAACTCAATCGCGGTTGACTCTTCCGCACCCTCATACCTGCAAATACCGTTCAAGCCGAGGCAGTGCCGATGCAGGGCCTGGCGCACCTGCTCGCCAAGTGCCAAGATCGGCATCAATCCGTCTCCGGTCTCCCGGCCAGGTAGGGGCGAATAAACCACAACCCGGAAGTCAAAAAACCTGGTCATGCCGCCGGCTGTCCGATCTTCAGGGTTGCCTTCGCCGCGATCCTTGATGCCAACTGCCGGAAGCGGAAAAGACCGCGGTACATAGTCACCTTCAGCGGATTGGTATTCGCTGTAGAACACACGCTTGAAGGCCGCCGTGGCCTCCAGCTTGGCTTTTACAGCTGCCAACAAATCAATCATTTGCCACCTGCCATATGCCGCTTAAGGGCTTTTCTCAGGTAACGGCGATCACTGGCCAGGACTTTTAAAAACGGCCTGGCTGGCAGCTTCATACGTCTGGTCCTGGTATGGGCCTTGACGATGCTCACTCCGATTTTTGTCCTGCGAGTGTGAGTTTTGACATGCTCGGTTACGCGCTCATCAATCCCAAGCTGATGCACCCGGCCATACGCCACATTGGTTCCCACCAGGACATCTTCACCACGGACTTTGCCGGTGATCGACTTCTTGAGCCGCGCGGACTTGATAAGAGTCTTTCCGCCGGTTGTCGCGGCCCGCTTTGATGGCTTCCACTTGTTCGGCCTGCCGCCCGAGGAAAAGGTTTTTTTGGTGCTGCTGACCATGCATTCGGCGAATTCCTTGCGCAAAGGTTTAAGGTCTTTTGCCCGACCGTTGAAGCGCGCAAGCCGCCGCTTAACGGCTTCGGGGCTTGTTTTGAGCGACAGGTGGAGCATGGTTAAAAATCCTTCAAGGTGTCGCGGCTGAATATCCTTGTCTGACTTTGAGCTAAAACAGGCTCCGCATTCGGCGTGCCTGTGGGGTCACCACCGCCCAAAGTCACCTTGCCGTCTGCCAGATCCCGCAGCCACCGCACTTGGGCCTCATGCCTGCGTTGCCATTCTTCCGGAGCGCCCAGCCTTCGTGCAAACAAGTTATAGATTGCAATTACGCAGGCAGCCCGCTGGATCACTCTAGGCACAGGATCAAGCGGCACGTTGTGCCGCTTGCCTGCATAGCTGTCTATCAGGGCCTGTGCGTCTGCGATGGCATCATTAACCCGGCCCTGGTTGACAACGCCTTCGCCTTCGTCGTCAGTCATGTTGATGACTTCAGATTCAGGGATTTTGTCTAAAATGTCGGCCAAGGTGCAGTAAGCCACCGCTTAGTCCTCCGGCTCAGGCTGGTGGTCGTGACAAAAATCAGAGCCCTCGACAGCGGCAAAGCGGCACTGCTTGCCGCTATCGCCTACGTACTGGCAGCGGGCTCTGCCGTCGGACAGAGTCGCTTCCAGGTCGGCTTCTTCCGGCTCCGGCTCCGGCTCGGGTTCGGGCTTGAACTCAACAGGTTCTGCGACAAGCATGGGGTCTTCGGCGATCCTCCCCAGTTCCTCATCGCTGAAGTCTTCGGTGTCATATTCCTGGAAGCCGAAGCCAAAATGCCTGCCGCATCTCCAAAAGCCACCCTTTTGGGTTGATCTGATTCGAATCTTCATTTCGACCTCCTTTACTCAGCCAACAGCGGCCAGACGATTAGTTCGGCGGTGCCGTACCACTTGTTTGTCGCGCCCGCGTCTGTCCGCTCGTTTTTGAGCAGCTCACGCGCAGCAGATTCCAGGCTTGGCCCCACCAGCAGGGTGTCGGGCTTGATATTCAAGGGCTTGCCGGAATCTGACTTCAGGGACTGCAAGGCAACCCTGGCCGCTGTGTAGTTGTCAGCATTCAGAGGTTGGCGACTGGCATAAGCGAGTTGCCAAAGGCCGTAGCCGGCGTTGCCCCTGTAATCCACGCCATACTCGTATTCGGCGCGACGGAAAGCGGCCTCGCTGGTTTTGGGGTCATCCAGGGCGATTAAATCGGGTTCGCGGCGTGTTTGGGTGATAAAAGGCTTAAGAGTTTTTATAGTGCAGAGCAGTACCCACAAGTCACCGGAGCCGCCGCCATAATTGGAGTAAACCGTCACCTCGTCACCAATCTTGACGGGGTGGTCGGTGTCGAAAAAGTTTTGCCCGTCATAGCAGAGCTGCTCGTGGCCATTCAATATTAGCTCTGCCAGCAACTCATCCGGGTGTTCAGCCGCCGCGCGGCCAAGCTCAGCTATCATGGGGCGGTACATCCCGAAGTTGTCGTCTTCGATGTCGTCGCGCCGGATGCCGATGGTTGCCTCAAAGGGTTTGTTTTTAATCACAAATCCGTGCGCGGCCAAGGCCTTGGTGACGCGGTCTCCCACCCATTCCCGCATACGCGGGAAATGGCCAAGCCAAGAGTAATCATTCTGGGGAGACTGACTGGGGGCGGGCATGGCGATCTTGGCTTTAAGGGAATCAAATCCCTCCAAGGCCTCGAAAAAAATCACTCGTACGGTTTTGTTAAGGCTCGTAATTGTTTGAGCATTGATAATCACTTGCCACCTCCAATCATGATCCAAGCCGAGGTCGAATCGGCTCGAAGGATTTTGCCGACCGGCACCGCGTCCTTGCGATAACTCGCAGTAATGGCGGCATCATCCGGCGCTGTATCGCAGATCAGGCCCCATCGGCCGGACTTGTAATCGACCCAGCCCTTACCCACGCTTGCGTGGCTGAGCCGCCCCTTGCCGTCGTCGGTCATGGTGTAAGCCGTGGCCGAAAAAGTCACACTCACATCAAACGTGCCCGGCACGATGCTGCCGTTTGCGGCAATACCGTCAAAGGCCTTGGCTGTGCCGCCAGGGCTGGCGACCAGGGATTCATCGGCCACGGCGGTTCCAGCCGCGCCGATGCCCACGGTTTCATCGTCCACGACATAAGCCGTTTTCCCGGCATCGGTAACAGTGAGGCCCGAGGCCTTGACCCGGAAGGCTCCCTGTTTCCGCAAAACGATGATCTTGGCCCCGGCTGCTCCGCCTGCGTTATCTGCCTGGACCTGCGCCACACCGGCAAACTCACCAGCACCAGGAGAGGCGGGCAGAGCATAACCGGCGCTCAGGCAGCACAGCGCACCGAGGTAGATGCTTTTGTCGGCGGCGACAGGATGATCAATGTCAACCGCCGGCCTATATTGGGTTTCTCGATCTGCACTAAGCATGATCAAACCTCCTTTTCAGCAGCGTACTTTTTGAAGGCCTCGTCCGAGACCCCAAACATTGAATTCATCTCGCGCTGGGCCTCGTCCAGCTGGCCAGCACTGGTGGGCGTGTCTGAGCCAGGCGGCAACGAGGTCCCGACAGGGATAACTTTAGGGGCGCTGTTGACATAAGCCGCAAAGGCCTTTGCGTCTTTCAGCGCCCAGGCCTTCATCGCCTCGCGGCTGGCCGGCGCGACCTTGCCTTCGCTCACCGCCTTATTCAAAAGCTCTTCTGCCTGGCGATCGGCTTCGGCGCTTTCGAGCTGGGCAATGCGGTTTTGCAAAGGCTCTAGCTGGCTTGAGCCCTCCCTAAGACCCTTGATCGCGCCCAAGACTTCACTTTGCCCGGCATCGGCGCTCAAGCCCAGGGCCGCGATCACCTCACCGGGTATTGCGGCTTGCGCCTGCCCGGCGGAATTAAGCTTGGCCTCAATCGCCGTGGCCACCTCATCACCACCGGCTTTCTCGCCCAGGCCGACAAGCTTGGCCAACTTTGGCAACGCCTTGTTGCTGTTGGCCAGTTTCTCCACAGCCGCCACCGCTTGCCCGGCGTCGGCCCCCTCGTCCAGCCCCAAAAGGGCCCGCAGTTTTTCGAGCCAATCCATGTTTCCAGCTCCTTGGGATTTATTAGTTAGCGGCTTATAGCCGTTGATTCTCGGAGTGTTGGTGAGGGCCACATCGCTTATAGCCAAGACTCTACCGCTACTCTTTTCAATCCAGGTCGTCGGGCTTAAGTAACGGTATTCTTTGTTTTTAATGTATTCTTTTGCCCGGTCCGTCCATTGAACCCTTGCCCATATCCCGTCTTCACGGACTTCCAGATCCTTGATCCATCCGGCAGCCGGAGCGGTCTCGCCAAAATGGGTTTGGTGCTCATAATCCACAACCATGTCCAATTCCCGTTTTTTAAAATTGGCCATGATCTTGGATGCGGAAACATCGTCAACCAGGAAAACCAAACCATCGCTCGTGTTCAGCTTTCCCAGAGCCAACAAATGGACCCATTCAGGTACAGCAGCTTGCCCTGAATTCAAAATTTCGATTAATTTAAAGCCCTTGACTTTCATATGATTTAGCCTTATCCTATAAGTCCTGGGTCGGTGAGATGTCCCTCTTCAACCGGCGCTGTGAACAGGCGTGGCAGGACATGACCTCAGCCTGTACCCAAAGGGCTGTGCCTCTAGAGGAGCAGCCCTTTTCTATTTCTTGTCCAGTCACGGCCGACCGGATACACATTAAAAACCGTCCAAACTCCGCGCTCGGCTTCTGCCATGCAAAGCACTGCTTTTTCAGTATTTTTTGCGTCAGCCTTATAAAATTTCAGATATCTTTTGCGTAGAGACACCCGGCCATCATGAGAAGAGCCGGGAACAAGCCATGTTTCGTCGGGGCTTTCCACTACTTCGCGGGCCAAGCCTAAAAACCGGCCTCTTGCCAAATCAGATGGTTTGTTTCCGGCATGCTCAAGCATGCGGCCCGCCATTACCACTCCGTTTTTAAGCGGTAAATCCTGCACCTTGTCGTCCGGGCCAATCTGCATCCCGATTCGCTGTATCGATTCCCGGCGATAGTGCTCCCGCACCTCATCTTCGTTCATTGATTCAAGAAGTCTATTTTTAGCTTTAGGCAAGCTTGGCTGCGGAGACCCCTTGATTTTCAGCGGTGGCTTATCAGGATTCGGGCAAAGATCAGGCCGGTAACTCCAGCCGCCACGCTTTGCCATGCCGCTGAACTGGGCTTCAACCAGGCCACGCCCCCAGCCGCTTTCGCCCACGCTGTGTGACCAGCCTTCGTCGGGCTCAACGCCAGGCACAGGCTTGGTCGACTCCGAGAGTCCCTGCCTGCGCATCTCTTCAGCCGAGAGTGAGACCACATCACACCTGCATCTATGGCCATTCGGCGGATACCAGCTTGACCAGATCGGATGTCCGGAATGGTAAATTTTGCCGTCCATCGCGGCGTGGCTTGGGCGTGTTTGCTTGTCGCCCACAGCGTCGTACTGCCAATACGGCCGTGCATCAAGCACATCAGGATCGACCATCTGGCGATATCTGCCGGCCATGTAGGCCGACTGAACGTTATTGTGAAATACGGTCTCCAAATGATGAGGCTTAAGCGAAAGCCCAAGCAGATCAGCAGCATGCTTGAACTCGGCAAAAGTTGTGCCCGCCTTAATCGCGGCATCGACAGCCTGGAACATGCCGGTCAACATGTCGTCTTTGGCAACTTCGGCCACTGTAAACGCCCTGGTTTTGGCCTCATCTGCCAAGGCGTCAAACGTCGCCCGGTCGACCGGAGCTTGCCGCTCCCAAAAATCAATAGCTTCTTTCGGGTCAACCGGTTCGAGTATTAATGATTCCAGGCTGTTAAGCTCCCGCTGGTAGCTTTTGGCCTTGTTTTTGATTTTTTGAGCCACCTGCGGATCTGCGCTTAGGCGTCCGTTGACTTCAGCCGCGATCACCGCCCGTTCCAGCACGGCGGCCAGGTCGTCTGAGCCCATGTCTCGGTATGCTTGGAGCAGGTTGCCCAGGGCCTGGTCCCAGTCCTGAGCATTATTGATAGCCGCCAAGATCGGTTTGGCCATAGCTTCGGCAGGGCCTTGGGCCTTGACAAGCGCGGCATCAATAAGCCGATCAATAGCAGCCTGGGAGTCTGCGGTTTTGGAGCTGTTTAGTATTTGTTGAGTAGTTTTATAGAAAGCCTTGTTAGTTGTTTCGACATGGCCGGCCTTTAGAACTTCGTCGCCAGGCTCGGGAGCCGGAACCCCAAAGCGCTCATAGATGTGGGCGGTGGGGATGGGGAGACCAAGACTATGCAAATCCGTGTATGTCGTGCTTAAGCTCGCGAGGTCTTCCGGTTCCTCCAAATTAAATTTAAACCAGGGCACCGGGCAGTCAGGTCCAAAGTTGAATAATGTCAAAGGTGCAAGCAGTTCCCGGCGTATAGTTTTGGCCAGAGACCAGGCATCTGCATCGCGCAAGTCATTGCGCACATTGTCATGTATTTTTGCTGCCGCATAGCTGCCGACTTGGCCGACATCGCTGGTAAGGGTTTGCCCCAAAATGGCCTTACTTATCGACGAATCGCAGTAGCGCGATAATCTTTCGTATACGAGTTGCCCTCCCTTGGTGGCTTCGATAAATTCAATTTCCGTTGACTTGGAGATCACCGCCGCGCCATCAGTGCCCAAATTTGCGACTGCGCGTAAAAGGGCCTTTTTGTCGTCATCTGATGCGCCGGATTCATACTTGCCCAGCCTAAAGGGCATGCCAAAAATCTCGGAATAGCTGACCCAATCCTTGATCGAAAAGGCCTTGAACAGCCACCACCAGGCCACGGTCCGCATGACACCGGCATTCGAATCAATGCTCGACCGGCTTCGGCGGCGATGATAGACGATTTTTGCCGGAGCAAGTTCAATGCCCCTGATCGGCTCCTCGTCCGTGGCCAGCCTTGGGATGCCATTATCGTCCCACAAAGTGCGGGTCTGGGGAATGCGCCGGTGCCCCTGGATTACGGCCTGGCCTTCGCTGATATCCCATCCCAATTCAGACCAAGCCCAACCTTGCGGCACGGCGTCCATTAAAGTAAGCAAGAGATCGTCTAAGTCTTCCAAATCAAACAGTATTTTCCTACAAAACTCGGCGGCTTTTACCGCTTTGGCGTCGTCGCTGTCTGTGTATACTTCGTAATCAAGCGCGATAATTGCCTGCAAACGCATCTGTATTTGGCTTGAGATGTGAGCGTCGGCTTCCTCGATTTCACCAAAAAGTTCAACCTGGTGAGCAGGATAACCGGCGTCCGCCTCGCGAAAAATCCGAATCATTTTCTGGGGAGTAATTCCCCGCCGGGGATAGCTGAGCATCCGGTCGCCGGCACTGGGCACATAGTAAGATCTTTCCAGCGCCTTATCCGGCTTGCTTGATATGGGCCGCCCCCATTTATCCAACAATCCGCCCATTAAAATATCCCCCGCCTGCCGTATGAATCATCGCCATCGTTCATCCGGCGTTTACTAACTGACTGGTATTCGATCTTCCCCGCCGGAGTGGATGCGGCCTCGACCGCGAGGGCCAACGCCCAAAATCTATCGCCGTGACCTTTTGTCTCCGATTGATCAACGTCAAAACGCTCGTTGCCGGCGGGCGTGATAACTTTTTTGATGCTGTGCAAGTCATTGTGAATGTCGCGGTCGATGGGGATGCGGAGACCTCGGTCTTGCATTCTTGACCGTGTCTGATATGCAAGCTTTTCCTTGGTTTTGGATGTAAAGGAGACCGGTTCAACTTTAGAGCCATATTTATCTTGGGCCTCTTCAGCAAGCTGCATGCCGATGCCGGTTTCATCGATGCAACCCCGACGTGATTTTTCGAGCAGCTCGTACAACACTTGGCGCTGTTCGCGGAAGGGCTTCTTTTCCAGCACCTTGATTTCCTGACTCCAATAAACATTTGCAACAGCAAGCAAAGGCCAAAAGACGGAGAGATCTTTCCTCCTGCCAATATCAACTCCCAAATAAAGGTCATCATCTGCCGTTGCCATAGGCACATCATCGACATCAGGATCAAATTCACAGGAGGATATAAGATCGTGCGAAAGGAATGCCGTGGTTTCATCCAGGAACTGACAGAGATATTCCTGTTCCCAAAGTTCCGGATCATCCAATGCCAGCCTGAGTTCTTCAGGATCAATATCAAGCCCTTGGGTTGAAGCATCCAATATCGTTGTCTGATGTTTTGCAAAGGCTTTATTCCGGCTCCAGAGATCCCAGAATTTACCCTGCTTGCCCAAGGGCGTGCTTGCTACTCGCAACTTGAAGCCTCTGGTAATGCTAGGAAAAATAGCCGCCCATATTGCACGGCTGTCACGGTGCAAGGCAAACTCGTCAAGGTATACGTCTGCGCTAAACCCGCGAATCGTATCCGGGTTAGCGGGCAATGAAAAAATGCTCGCGCCGTTTGCAAGCTGGCATTCTTCCCGGTTTTCCCGCTCTGCTTCGATTGCATTCCCGGTAAGCATGTTTAATGCCTTTAGGTGCTGGTAAACTTTGCGCATCAAAGCCTTTGACTGCCTTAAACTGGCAGACACGAGCAAGACATTCCGCGCTTCCACGGCCGCTGATATTGCAGCCTCGAAAGCCAGGGCAAATGATTTGCCGATCTGCCTGGATGCAACCCACACCTTGAATCGGCTTTTGTCGTTAACCCAGGTGCGCTGGTATGGCAGTAGGATTTGGCTCAAAGCTCTATCCCGTAAATCTCACGCGCTACATCTTCAACAGAGCGCGAGGCAGGCTTTGCCTGATCCCTTGATTCAGCCGTCCGCTCCAGCTTTACTTTCTCAAGCTCGACCCTCGCCAAACTCGACATGGTTTCAAGCGCTCGGGCAACGGCCTTGATTGTCTTCGGGTTACTCTCTTCATCATTGAGCAAGGCCTCCGAAGCCTGAGCCGCGAGCAGTTTCGCTAACGCGCCAAAAGCCTCCAGGCCCGGCTGAGCCTGGAAGCTCCGGATTAAATTAGAAAGGCTTTCCTGATTCCTTTGA